TGACGACTTTGAACAAGTCGCTTACAACCCGAAGCTGCCAATCTCTAACGCGATGGCTGAGACAATTCAAGCGTCGGATATTGGCCCTGATATTGCGTATTATTTGGGCTCAAATCCGAAAGAAGCCGCGCGTATTGCCGCACTGAATTCGCCCATGTTACAGGCCAAAGAGATCGGCAAGATTGAAGCAAAAATTGCTTCTGAGCCGGTTTTGAAGAAAACGACAAGCGCCCCACCGCCTATCGCACCCATATCGGGCAGAGGCTCTGGTACGCCGTCTTATGACACCACCGACCCACGCTCAATCAAAAATATGAGCACGTCGGAGTGGATTGAGGCGGATCGCCAGCGCCAGATGAAGAAGTGGGAAGCTCAACGTAACCGCTAATTTTTTTAAGGACTATCATGGCAAACTCGATTCTTACTATCGACATGATCACCCGCAAGGCGCTCGAAATCCTCGAGAACAACCTGGTGATCACGCGTAACGTCAATCGTCAGTACGACGATTCTTTCGCTGTTGAAGGCGCAAAAATTGGTTCTACACTGCGTATCCGTTTACCAGACCGCGCTCTGGTTACTGACGGCGCTGCGCTGCAAGTGCAGGACGACAACGAACAGTTCACCACCCTGACGGTTGCTTCGCAGAAGCATATCGGCGTGAACTTCACCTCCGCTGAACTCACCATGCAGTTGGATGATTTCGCAGAGCGTGTACTGAAGCCTCGTATTTCGCAGCTGGCTTCCAGCATCGATGCTGACGTTGCTAACGCATACAAAGCAATCGGCAACACAGTTGGCACCCCAGGCACCACCCCGTCGACTTCGCTCGTTCTGCTGCAAGCTCAGCAGAAGCTGAACGAAAACGCAGCTGTAATGTCGCCACGCTACGCAACTGTTAACCCAGCTGCTAACGCTGGTTTGGTTGAAGGCATGAAAGGTCTGTTCAACCCAACCGACACCATCAGCCGCCAGTTCAAAAACGGCATGATGGGCATGGGCGTGCTGGGCTTCGACGAAGTCAACATGTCTCAGTCGATCAAGCAACACACTAACGGCGATTGGGGTACTACCATCACCGTGACTTCGACTGTCACGACCGAAGGTCAGTCAACCCTGCCAATCAGCTTCACCGGCTCGGCCAAGACCTGGAACGTCGGCGACGTGTTTACCATCGCTAACGTGTTCGCTGTCAACCCACAAACCCGTGAGTCGACTGGTTCGCTGCAACAGTTCGTTGTGACTGCCGCTGCTACTGGCTCGTCAACTGCTACGCTGTCGATCAGCCCAGCGCTGTTCTCGGCTTCGCAAGCTCTGGCTACTGTGACTTCACTGCCTGCTTCGGGCGCGGCTGTCACTATGGTGGGTAATGCTACTGGCCAGTACGCACAGAACCTCGTTTACCACAAAGATGCGATCACTTTTGCGACCGCTGACTTGCTGATGCCACAAGGCGTTGACATGGCTTCCCGCCAAGTCCACAACGGTATTTCGATGCGTATTGTTCGTCAGTACGACATCAACAACGACCGTCTGCCTTGCCGTATCGACGTTCTGTACGGCTTTAGCACAATCCGTCCGCAAATGGCTTGCCGTATCTGGGGCTAAGCACTGGTGGGGGCTTCGGCCCCCATTAACGATTCTATTTGAAAGGAACTATCATGGCTCTTCCTAATGGCGCTGGTGGCTACCAGCTCGGCGATGGCAATCTTAACGAACCAGTTTTGGGCTATCTGCCCGCTCCTACCACTGAAACTGGCGTAACCGCTGTTACTTTGACTGCTGCTGAAGTTACGGGTGGCATTTTGATCGCTAACCCAGGTTCAACCGGCACAACTTACACAATGCCTATCGTAGTAACGTCAGGTGCTACTACAGGCGTTAACGATCTGGTATCTAGTGCTAAAGTTGGCAGCACTTTTAGCTGGTCGGTAATCAACATTGGTACTGGTTCTGGCGACATCACAATGGCCGCTGGTTCAGGTACTGGTTGGACAATCGTTGGTTCGCTAACCATCAGTGACGGTACTTCGGCTTCGTTTGTTGCTCGTAAAACCAGCGACATAACTTGGGCTCTGTATCGTACTGCTTAAAGTTAAACCAAGGGGCTTCGGCTCCTTGGCCACTCCTTTTTTGGAATAGACAGAAAGGTTTATCATGCCAAATACTAAAGCTATTGGTGTCGCATTTGCTGACCCAGAATTTGATTCAGTGCAAGTTGGTTCTGCCGGTGCGCCAATTCAAATTACTTCGTCTGGTGTTCTGAACGGTGGTTACGCCACTACTTCGGCAACTTCGGGCGATACACGTCTGACGTATCAGCGTCTGACTTTTACCTCGACTGGCTCGGGTGAAACTATCCGCGCGCTTTCAACGGTAACCGGCGCTAACGCAGCTACTGCAGGCACCATCAACGGCGCACATATCAGCGCGTCGATTAACGGTTCCGGCACGATCAGCGGCGCAGCTAACGCTATTCGTGCAACTATTGGCGGCTCGTCCACCAACCCTGGTGGCACGCTGGCGGCTCTTCAACTGGATTCGGATTTTGCATCCGGCGGCACTTGGAGCAACACTTCGTTCCTGCGCGTGACTAACAGTGGTACGGGTGAAGTCGGTAACTTTGCTGCCATGCCTGCAGTCAGCGCAACCGGTGTGTTCCGTGCCAAGGTTGGTTCGCCCGTCGTTACACACACGATTCCAGTGACCAGCGGCGGTGTAACTTATTACGTTATGGTCAGCACCGTTGCCTAATGGAAATTAGTCGAGAGTTTGTTGAGTCTGAGATTCAGACGTTAGAGCAAGAGATCGGGAAGGCGCAAGCCTTCCTGAGTCAAGCTCAAGCTGTTTCAGCCGCGTACAAAATGCTGTTGACACGGCTTGACACGCCGGAACCAGAACTACAGAAAGACACTGATGCCGATAATCTATCTTCAACACCCTAAACACGGCACCAAAATTGCCAACATGGATTTGGAAGCCGATTTTGATGAACAAAACGGATGGGAACGGTATAATCCCGACACGCCTTCGGCTCCCGAAGTAGCGGCGCCAGTCAACGAGCTGGAACCCAAACGTCGTCGTAGCCGCCCACCTGTAGAGGTAGCAGCGGCAGAATAAGGAGCAGACATGGCCACTACTGCTGGCGATCAAATTAACCGAGCCTTGCGGTTGCTGGGTGTGCTGGCAGAGGGTGAAACTTCTTCTGCATCGGTAATGCAAGACGGCCTGACCGCCTTGAATCAGATGATTGATTCATGGAACACTGAGCGTTTGGCCGTGTTTTGTACGGAAGACCAAGTTTTTCTGTGGCCACCCAACGAAATTACACGCACGCTGGGGCCAACGGGCAACTTTGTTGGCAATCGCCCTATTCTGATTGACGATGCGACTTATTTCCGCGACCCGCAGACCAACGTCTCGTACGGCATCAAGCTGATCAACCAGCAGCAGTACAACGGCATTGCGGTCAAGACGGTGACCAGCACGTACCCGCAAGTAATGTTTGTGAACAATACGTTCCCTGACATCACCATGACCATTTACCCAAAACCGACTCGGGTTTTGGAGTGGCATTTTGTGTCGGTGCAACAGTTGACTACCCCTGCAAACTTGGCGACCAATTTGACTTTCCCGCCAGGCTATCTGCGGGCGTTTGTCTACAATCTGGCAATGGAGTTTGCGCCTGAATTTGGCGTTGAACCGTCGCCTCAAGTTGTGCGGATTGCAATGACGTCCAAACGCAACCTGAAGCGCATCAACAACCCAGATGACGTGATGTCCATGCCGTACTCGTTGGTTGCAACGCATCAGCGGTATAACATTTACGCAGGTAACTTCTAAACCGTGAAGACGCCCATTCTCGGATCGACTTACGTCGCCCGCAGCACCAACGCTGCGGACTCGCGTATGGTCAATTTGTTTGCCGAGATTGTGCCTGAAGGCGGCAAAGAGCCAGCGTTTTTGCAACGCGCGCCGGGGTTAAAACTGCTGGCAACTGTTGGGTTTGGGCCTATTCGGGGTTTGTGGTCGTTCGGCAACTATGGTTACGTGGTGTCTGGCAACAGTTTGTATAAGCTCGACACCGCATACACGGCTACATTGCTAGGTACGATTGCAGGCACTGGGCCAGTTTCTATGGCGGATAACGGCACGCAGCTCTTTGTCGCGGCTAACCCAAACGGCTACATTTACAACGCAACAACTAATGTGTTCCAGCAAATTACTGACCCAGATTTTCCTGGTGCGGTAACGGTTGGGTTTATTGACGGCTATTTTGTATTTAACGAGCCCAACAGCCAAAAGTTGTGGATTACCAGCCTGTTGGACGGCTTATCCGTTGACCCGCTAGATTTTGCCAGTGCCGAAGGCGCGCCGGATAACATTGTCAGCATTATTGTTGACCACCGCGAAATCTGGGTGTTTGGCACCAACAGCACGGAAGTCTGGTACGACGCAGGTACAGCTGCCTTCCCGTTGCAGCGCATCCAAGGGGCGTTTAACGAAATCGGTTGCGCAGCTGCCTATTCGGTGGCTAAGATGGACAACAGCGTATTTTGGCTAGGCGCCGACGCCCGTGGCCGAGGCGTTGTGTATCGCGCCAACGGTTACAGTGGCCAACGTATCTCCACCCATGCGGTGGAATGGCACATCCAACAGTACGGCAACTTGTCTGACGCGATTGGCTATACCTATCAGCAAGACGGCCATAGTTTTTACGTGCTGATCTTTCCTCAAGCCAATACGACGTGGGTCTACGACGCTTCGACGCAGGCATGGCATGAGCGGGCAGGCTGGTCTAACGGATCGTTTACCCGCCACCGCAGTAACTGCCAAATGGCGTTTAACAACGAAATCATCGTAGGCGATTTTGAAAACGGCAACATTTATGCGTTTGATTTGGACGTTTACGCCGACAACGGGCAAATACAGAAATGGCTGCGCTCATGGCGCGCGCTGCCTACCGGTCAGAACAACTTAAAACGTACTGCACACCACAGCCTTCAGATCGACTTGGAGTCGGGTGTGGGCTTGAACTTGGGCCAAGGCAGTGACCCTGAGATCATGCTGCGCTGGTCAGATGACGGCGGGCACACCTGGTCTAACTACCATACGGCCAGCATAGGCAAGATTGGTGAGTATTACCGCCGAGTGTTTTTCCGTCGGTTGGGTATGACGCTAAAGCTGCGTGACCGCGTGTACGAACTGTCCATGACTGACCCAGTCAAAATTGCGGTAATGGGCGCTGAGTTACAGATCAGCGGCACGAATGCCTAGCCCGCCCAATATAACCAACATTACGCCGCCGCGCGTTCCGTTAATTGATGAACGGACAGGGCTGATTTCGCGGGAATGGTATCGGTTCTTTCTCAACCTGTTTAATTTGACAGGTGGAGGATCTAACACCGCGTCGCTGACAGATCTTCAGCTTGGGCCACCGGCACCGCAACAAGAAAACTTGGTTGACATCATTATTGATGTTGAGGCAACCAAAATTCAGCCGACGGAAGAGTCGGCCAATGAGCAGATTGCTGAACTTGCCAAGCAAGTTGAGGGGTTGGAAGTTACGCCAATCCCGGCGTTGGGCACGTTTGCTGCCCTCCAGCAAGACAATCTGCCGTGGACGACGTTTGATACGACACCGCAATCGGTGCCTACCACAGTAGGCACGCTGGCTTGGGGTAGTAATTCTACGTTAGGGTTGCAGGCGACTGCCAACGTAATCTACCAGTTAGGCGAATCTGAATATGTGTACGCTAGGGCATCGGCTACCATTACTAAAGGGCAACTTTGCTACCACACAGGCGCTGTTGGTAGTTCCGGCGTTATTACGGTAGCGCCTACGCCGTTAGCGTTGACCGACCCCAACCAAATTGTAGGTGTAGCAGCTGAATCGATTGCACTTAACGGGTTTGGTCTAATCCAAATTAGCGGTACGTTGCGCGGGTTTAACACCACAGGCAGCAGCGTTGGCGAGACATGGGCTGATGGCGATCCGCTGTATTACAACCCGTCGTTTGTAGGTTCGTTTACCAAAAACAAACCGTCTGCACCTAACCAAAAAAGCTATATAGGTGAAGTCATTAATGCGGGGTCGGGCGGTTCAGGCTCTATTCACATTCGGATCGTGCCTGGGTCGGTGTTAGGCGGCACCGACAGCAACGTGCAGTTTGGCGCACTTGCCAACGGTGATTTGATTCAGTACGACTCGGTGCTGGGATATTGGAAGAACGTCCCCGCCTCAACGCTGCCGGTCGGCACGGCCACCAACATTGCAGGCGGCGCGGCAGGCTCGGTGCCGTATCAATCCGCGCCCGGCACCACGACATTTTTAGGCATTGGCACCGCGCTTCAGGTGCTAAAGGTCAACGCTGGTGCTACGGCTCCCGAGTGGGTCAGCGGCGCGGCCCTGACCAAGACCGACGATACGAACGTCACGCTGACTTTGGGCGGGTCGCCCAGCACGGCGTTGCTTGCAGCTACTAGCTTGACGTTGGGTTGGACAGGGCAGCTAGCCGTTACCCGCGGAGGTACAGGTTTAGCTACGGTGGCGCAAGGCGATTTGTTGTATGGCTCCGCTGCTAACACGTTAGTAGCGCTACCAAAAAACACTACAGCAACGCGGTATCTAGCTAATACGGGTACAAGCAACAATCCGGCTTGGGCGCAAGTTGATTTAACAAATGGTGTAACAGGAACTTTACCAACCGGCAACGGTGGTACAGGGTTGACAAGTTTTACAACCAATGGTGTGCTGTATGCCAGCAGCACAAGCGCGTTGGCAACTAGTTCAAATTTACAATTTAATGGCACAAATCTTGGCATTGGTGGCGCAGCAACAATAAGCGGCATTGAAATAATTCGTGCGACTGGTTCAGCTACGCCGACACCAGTCGAATTACGGCTGGCGACAACAACATCCGCATCAGATTGGTCAACCACAAGTCCATGGGGACGCATCAGTTTTTATAGTGCAGACGCAAGTTCCGGTGGCGCTAAAGTTCAGGCGGCTATTCAAACAGTAGCAGCGGGAACTACTGGCGGCACTTCTAGCTTTGATTTTTTAGTACAAGACAATATAAACGCAACTTTATTTAAAACAATGTCGTTTCAACCTGCTGGCACAAACACTACGCAGACAATTTTTTATAGCGGCGGTGGAGTTGAACGTATACGCATTAACAGCGCAGGATACACTCAATTTAATAGTAATCTTGTAATGCCTTATCAAGGAGCGCCAACATCTAAAGCAGCCGCAGCGACACTTACAGGCGCAGAACTGATTACAGGTATATTAAACACAACAGGTACAACTTATACAATTACGCTGCCCACAGGAACAAATATTGAAGGCGCATTAACGTGGTCGGCTAACGATGTTGCTTTAGATTGGTGGGTAATTAACACGGCAACTGGCACAATTACAATTGGCGCTAACGGCAATACGACGCTGGGTGGGCTAACTATCGCTACGGGCGTATCGGCGCATTTCCGCATTCGCCGAACCGCTGCAAACACTTTCACAATATATAGATTAAGTTGAGGTAAAAATGTCTTTTACACTATCTTTGTTTGCTGGCGCCGGCCAACAGTTTTTTGACGACAACGGTATTCCGTTAGCTGGTGGAAAAATCTATACATATTACGCCGGTACAACAACGCCATTAGCCACGTATACGACTAGTTCAGGAACAGTTGCCCATACTAATCCAATTATTTTAAATGCGGCAGGACGTGTTCCGGCTGGCGGTGAAATTTGGCTAACGACAGGTATTGGCTATAAATTTATCGTAAAAACATCAACTGAAGTGTTAATTGCGACACTTGACAATATCCCATCATCAGCGCAGCCACCTGCCGCTAACGATGCCGATTCAATTATGTACGAGCAAGGGTATTCTGTTACAGCAGGAAACTTTGTTATCGGAAAAACATACCGTATTGTTTCAATTGGAAATACAAACTTTACGTTAATTGGCGCAACATCCAACACGCCTGGTTTGCATTTTATTGCAACTGGTGTTGGTGCCGGATCAGGGACTGCTGAGCTGTCGCAAACCGTTGAAGCAAAATTGCAACAAATGTTGGATGTAAGAGATTTTGGTGCAGTTGGTGACGGTGTTACGGATGATACGGCTGCAATTTACGCAGCAATACAAGCGGCAACAAACGGATTAATATTTGAAGGCACTTTTTTGTTGGCAAGCGCACCGCCATATACAGGGGCTTTTACTGGTTCTCCCAATGCGTACATTCCAATCATTAGCAAAAATAACTTTAAGATTGACGCATCAAAAGCAACATTTAATGTCACTTATAACTTTGTTTCTAATACAACTTCAGCCGCGTTATTTGCCATAGTTGGAAGCAATAATGTGGTCATCGACGCAATCAACTGTTATGCCCCATCTAATGCAACTAGTAGATTTGTAAACGGAATTGAACCGTTGGTTGTTACCGATAACGGCACTACTGGCAGCAAAAATGTTTTTGTTTCTTCAATTGACTGCACAAATGTCGCGGGGTGTATTCGCTCATATTTAAGCGGCGGCGATGCACAATATTTAGCAAATGGATTTAATAGTTTGCAACGGTCAGCTAATATTTATGTCGGCAATGCACAAATGGTTAATGGCGGTACTCTTGCAAATGCTGGTTACGGTATTAGCTTGCAATTGTCGGGGGATAACACCGTAATTGCAAACGCTCGGTTTATT